TGTTGTCATGTAACCTATTTTTTATAACCTATTAATTAATCTATACTAAAACTACTCTATACTGTCTTCCTGTTGGATCTTGTGCTTGTAATTCTGCAGCTTTAGCTTGTGCTTCTGCTTCAGTACTATATTCATAGATAGGATCATCTGGGCTTAAACGAGCTACCCAAATTTGATCATTTTCTGGTATGAATTGCATTTGTACTTGATACATAAATTTCTATTTTGCGACCCTAAATATATTATTTTAAAATAAGGGATCCAAAAGTTTCTGCAAGCCATGAGTGTGTGTTGCCTATTGAATTTTGCAATCCATCTGCTTCATACAACATCATGAATGCTCCTATATTTAAATTAGTAAGATCTTCGTTTAATGATTCAATTATACTTTGCTTGTCAGGTGCTGATATATTTGGTTGTCTTAAATTCATCAATTGATAATTAATATTTAACTGATGTTTAAATTCAAGTACATTACCATATACATTATTGCTACCTAAGTTGTCTTCACATATAGAATATAATTCTTCTATATCGTGTTCTTGTTCGTCTCCTAAAGGAAAGAATTTTACTGCTTTTTTAGGTCCTACTCCTTTTACTCCTGGGAGATTATCTGATTGGTCTCCTAATAATATTTTATAAAGCAGATAATTGTTAGGATGTACTTCAAATTCTTCAAGTACATCTTTTACTTTATATGTTTTACGTTTAGTAGGAGAATATACCGATGTTTTGTCACTAATTAATTGATAAAAGTCTTTATCTGCAGACATAATAGTAACTTCTTTACACTCATTATCCTTTTCAAAATGTTGAGCAATAAGACCTATACTATCGTCTGCCTCTATTTTATCAATTGATATTAAAGTAACAGGAAGCTGTTTTAAATATTGGATAAGGCGTGTCATTTGCCCTACCATAGCTTCACTTTCGCTATCTTTATTTTCAAATATATCCCAGTTAGTAATACGAGTAATACTTCTGTTTGCTTTATATTGTGGGTATAGATTTTTCTTATTGTTTGTGCTACCTAATCCATCAAATACAAGTATTACTCTAGTAGGACGAAATGTCTTTACAGCATATCCAACGCTTCTTAAGTACCCCACAAGACCACCAATGTGGTGGCCTGCGGGGTTCATAAGATTAACAGTAGAGAAACTACGAATGAAAGCATTCATCGAGTCTACTATAAGTACTCTACTATTACGGGTTGGTTTTTCTCCTAAGGAGCTTATTATTTGGTTTAAAAATTTCTTATCAAACATTATTCTGGTTCTTGTTCGAACCCAATGTCATCGATAAGATCATCTCTTTCTATAACAATATCAAAGTCTTTTGCACCAAGTTTTTCAAGCCATTCTGCTGAATGTTCTTTTTTGTATTCATCAATTGCTTTTTTATCATCATCAATAAAACCGTGAGTGGTCATAATGATGGTTCCTTTTGATGAAATACCGTTTACGTGGTTTTTTTCAACTTGTATTTTAGTACGTTTAGCAAATTCAACGTCTTTACCGTTTTTGGTTGCTTTAATTTTGTTTGTACCAGCATTTGATACATTACCAAACGTAATGATAAATGTTGCATCATACCACATTGCCATTCCACCTTTATTCATCATTTTAGGTTGTGACATTGGTGTTTCTGCTTTAGCAGTCCAAACTTTATTAACACATACTAAAGTATTAGTATAGGGATATGATTCCTTACGTGACAGTAGGATCTTTTGGTTTACACCGTTAGAAAATTGAGTTGACATTGCACCAGCAATCCACTCATTATTGTTTTTTCCTGAATTTAAAGACATATTACATGTAATACTTCCAATTGAATCCCAGAAGAATGCTAAATCATGAGGTAGATTGCCTTTCTTTTGTTCATCTAATAAATCAGAAATAAATGATGCTACGTCTTCAACTGAATTAAGATTACTTCTATCTGCAAATATAAAGAACCCACTGAAATCAGCTACTTCTCCATTTTCATCTGCTACTTCATTAAATTGTAATCCCATTTCACGAGCATGTTCCCAATTCCATTTCATCTCTGTGATTAAGAATACAGGCAATACACCCATTTTTTGAGCAGCAACAGCTGCTTCGAGCATTGCTGTTGTTTTACCTGTATCCGAGTGACCACGTAACAGTGTTATGTGGCCCATCGGAATACCAGGTACAGAAGTAACGTCTTGGAAGGCTTTAGATAGTGGAATCCATCTTTGTTCTTTAAACTTGACAGCAGTAGTTAAATACTTTGCTTGTTTAAAAGCATCTAAATCAAACGATTTGCCTGATGATGTTTTAATAGCAGAGGATGCTGCTTCATTTAAACTTTTAGTTCTAGCCATTTTTAGTCGTTAAATAAGTCATTGAATTTGTCTGCTTTAGATTGCTTGGTTTGCAAGTTAAAATTTGCATCTTGCTTTTTTTCCCAAGGCAAATCACTTTCTTCTTCTTCTTCTTTAGCAGCAATTGGCTCTTCGGTTTCTTCTTCCTCTGGATTAGCCCATTTTTGGAAGATTTCATTCAAGCTTTCATAAGTGTGATGCTTATTAATTGCAAGAATATCTGGTTGTTCTTCAAGCCAAGTGTTTACTGCATCAGCGTCATCAGTAAGTGGTGTTGTCTTTACACGTGGGGTAATGTTACATTTAATACCCTTACGTCCAGCAACTTCAGCTTCGACAGCTTCAACAACGAAATCACGACCATCTTGAATGTCTGTGTAATCGCCATAATCTTCATTCATAGCGATATTCATAAGTTGTGTGTAAATTTCCTTACCAAATTCCCACAAACGAACACCCATTTGTTCTTCACCGCGCACGATAACAGGAGCAAATACTCTCATTTTAGGAGTAATTTTCTTAGCCATCTGCCAATGATCAGGATTGTCTGATTTGCGAAGCTTTTGAGCTGCTTCAACAATAGGATCAGCTTCACCCCAGTTACTCAATGCAAGGATAGGTCCTTTTGTGTAACCATAGTGAAAATAAATTTCACGGAATGGAGTTGATTTGTTGAATTTAGAAGGAACAATACGAATTTGATACTTGCCTGCTTTAGGCTTCCAGAAAATCTTCGTATAATCGATTTTCTCTCTTTTTTCTCCTTTGTTTTGGAAGGAGTCCAATTTGTTTTTGATTAATGATAAATCCATAACAGTTTTTATTTTGTGGCAATAAATATAAAAAAATGAAATTGGGAATCCAAATTAGATTTCTACAATCTTATGGATCTTAGTATGTACACGTCTTAAACCACCATCTTGAGTAAGTAGAATTGTATTGCGAAAATCGGTCCAAACAATTCTGTAGTTTGTATCTAAAATACCCCCGTTTAGTTCCTTAATAAGAGCATTAAGGGCATTAATTGTGTATAAGGTATTACTTTCCTTTTTGCGGTGTAACAGTATTGTATTGGAAAGAGCGTTTTCTGAATTATTATTTACAACATCAATGTTATAGGTAAGAATTAATTCATCCGTATCAGGTGATTCTAGCACAAATATTTTATTGTATAGGATAGAGTAGCGAGTAGTTAATGTATTTAACGTCTCGTCTAGTCTGTTGTGCTCAATGAATGTACAAAATAATTTATTTCCAGCCATCTCGTCAATAACAATGTTTTCAAAATTATAGCTGGTCATAAATATGGATTGTTCTGTTGTAACCATAATATTTATTTTAATTCGTTATAATTGTTTCCGGTTTTTATACGTACAGGGTATTGTAATTTTGCGATTATATCGTTGATTTTATCGCGTTCTTCGCGCGAAACATCAATAAGTACGGAGTCATACGTGTAAAGTATTATGCGTGATTTTAGTGGTCTAAAGTCATTAAATAATGTGTATAATTGCGTTACGTTTTGTGATGTTTCGTAATTTTGAATATAATAATTAAGTATTTTTTGTGGATTAGGGTTGTCAATATCCTTTAATCTAAAGCGTTTTCCAGATGGAGTATCAATAAATCCTCCATATTGAATTGTATCCCACAAATTGTCTGTAAATGCTTGTATACTTTTAAAGAATGGTTTGTTTTGTAATTCAGGTCTAATACCTCCGTACAAATTCTGGAATGTTATTTCTTTAACTTTAGATGTGTCTTTATTGTTTAAGATTTTTCCTATTTGCTCGTATACATTTGTTTCCTTATCAAATTCATAATTTACAAGTGTACCAAGGAGACGTGGATGATACCCATTAAAGTCAATTTCAATAAACAAATCGTTGCGGGGTATGAAACAGGAACGTTCGCCATTTTCCTTATTTAAGGCAGCGAAATTTATACCGTTAAAGGCGTTAGAAGGGCGGCTAGTAAGAGTAAGTAAATTATAAGAAGTATAGATATATCCTTGTCTAACTGAAAAATGTGGCGTAGGATGTTCTTCATGATATTTAATAAAGCATGTTTTGTCTAATTTAATGCCTTCCTTTTCTATTTTAAAAAACACCTCAATCGCCTTGTTCATGGCTTCGGTATTTTTATGCAGGTAAGGCTTTACTACACTATAAATATTCTCATAATATTCATAATGTTTAGAAATTGGAATAAGTTCATTAATGTTTTTTAATGAACCATGCTCACGGTAGAAATTGGAAACAATATTTGGTTCACATCCACCAAAATCAAATCTACCACTTTCCTGTAGCGCATAATGAAATGAAGCGTCATTAATTTTACCGCTAAGGAAGTATTTTGTGTATTTTGCATCTGTTGCATATAACTCTTTTTCCGATAAATATTTTTTAATTGTTTGCCATTTTAAACTAAGTGATTCTGTATGTTTAATACAAAATATGTATCCTTTACCTTCAAATGGTTTCACATAAACAAGCGAAACATCAGCGATAGCAGGATGATAATTGCTATTGTTTGTAATTATTTGAACAAAACATTTATCAAAGGGGGGTATGTGCTGTAACTGTTCTTCTTTTTCGACTATATAAAACATAACCTTTATCTTTGTACATTAAATGTATGTATAAAAGATTATGTAGCCAAAAATTCTCTTAATCCAGGCATTTGCTTGTTAATGTCTTCTAGTGTTTGTGTTTGTGAGTTAAATGATATTACTTGAAAACTAGGATCATTTTTTTGAGTTAACTCATTATATGCTTTTTGATTTATTTCTTTAATTTTAATAACCTTTACAGTTAAATCTTTATAAAAATAACGAGTAATATTTGATTGATCACTTAATAAAGAGTTTGCTTGTGTTACTACTGAACCAGCAGCAGCTACAGCACCCGCAGCTGCTTGTATAATACTATATTTTTCTAATGGTCTAGATGTTTTTTCGTCATATGTTCTACCACTAAAATATTTACTACCATTTACTATACTATAAAATCCTATATAAGGAATTTTTGATCTTACAAAACGTAAAGCAAGATTTTTTCCAATACCAGTACCGTTGGTGTATTGATTTTCAACAATTCTATTTTTTGGTATTTGTCTCATTAAAATACTATTTTTATATCTCTAACACCTTCACTTCCACCAGAAGTTCCAATAGGTGTATATGTTAAAGTTATTCCTAGAGTTGCAAGTTTTGCTTTTATAGTATTTGTTGTTGCTCTATCTCCTGATCCAAGTTCTTCATTAAGAATATTTTGAATATTTACAATTCTATTTACTTCTGCAAATGTGTTTTTATCTTTAATTGAATTAATAGCATCAATAAGTCCTTGTTCGTTTGTTCCTGCTCCGCTAGCTGCTCCTCTAATTAAATCAGCAATATATTGAGGAGAAACAGTTGATGATGATGTCCCTGTTGATTCTGAAGCGCCAATAGCACCTCCAGATATAGGACCCCAATATTCCCA